AAAAAAAACTTAGATAAAATTAAATATGTATATTTGAGTATTATATTTGATAAAAATTATAAATGTGATAAATTTATAGAAACAAAAATAATTTATGACAATTTTATAATTAACAAAGAAGATGTAATAACAACAGATAAATATATATCAATGAAGGGAATTAATAAAAGATATCCAGTTATTTATGATGAACCACCTGACTAGATAAGCAGTTGGCATAATAAATTCTCTATATATATTGGTTCTTTACATTTGTTAGTTTGTGATAACATATAGTCTGTATTAGTACCAATTTCTATAATTTTCATTTTTAATTTATCTTTATATATTTTATAATTTTTTTTTGCTATTTTTGGATATTTAATATTAAAATAATGGTCTCCATCATCATCTACTAATTTAATAAAATCGTGTATTATTTTTGATATGGTAATATTATATTGACAACATTTATAAGATAAAATTCTTATTTCTTCTAAATTCTTTGAATTAAATGTTTTAACAAAATTTACAAATGGAGGATAATTATAATTTATAAATGATTTTGTTATTAATTCTTTGCTATTTGAACGTGTTTCATTATCTGTTATAAATATACATTTAATAATATCTCTTGTTTTTGTAATAGCTAAATATTCATTAATAGACATATCTAAATCGTTTTTATAAATATCTTTTATTTCTTCAAATGAAAATAAAGGTATTCTAAAATTGCGAAACCTACTTAATATTGGCATTTCTATTTTTGATACATGATGCGTTGTTGCAATAAAAGTGATATTGTTTTGAAATCTTTCTAATAATATACGAAACTCGTAATAATGTCTATATAATAAATTAATATGTTTTAATATTATTAAATGTTTATTAAAATCTATACTTTTTGCTTTTACAATATGAAGTAATAAATTAGTTATTTTTTCTATATTTTTAATATTTTCAGGATTCATTAAGTCTATTTCAATAAAGTATTGATTTTCATTGTAATGAATACTTTTATTCCAAATATGAGGAGTTCTATAAAAATATTTTTTATTAAATTTTTGCATTAATACAACTTCTATCATTAAATCAATTGGAAAACCATATGCACAATATACTAATATATTATTAGGGGACAATATAATATTCCTAACAATATCATAATATTTTTTATTATTGCATATTATATCTGGAAATTTTACTTGTAATTTTTCCCACGCACTTTCTATCATATAAATATTTAATCATTATATGATTATATTATTATTATTTTATATGAGCATATACGGTAATTGGTTTAATGAAAATATTAGTGTAAATACATATCCATATAATCATGTTGTAATAAATGACTTTTTAAATTATAATTATTATAATAGTTTGATTTATAGCTTACCTAATAAAGTAAATGATGATTTTTGGTATTATTGTAATCCAGTTGAAGTTAAATATGTATTAGATAAAAAAGATAAAATTAGCAAAGAAGTTAATATTTTGATAGATAATTTATCAAGTGATACTTTTATTAATAAATTAAAAAGTATATTTGATATCAATGATATTTCAGCTGATAATACTTTACATGGTTCCGGTATTCACTATCATCCTAGGAATGGAAGATTAAATATGCATTTAGATTATGAAAAGCATCCCATATTGAAAAATAAACAAAGAAGATTAAATATTATATTTTATTTAAATGATGAATGGTGCGATGAATGGAATGGTGCTACAGAATTATGGGATGCCGATATGACTAAATGTATTTATAAATGTTATCCCGAGAAAAATAAAGCAATTATATTTGAAACTTCTGAAATGAGCTGGCATGGCGTACCTGAAATTATAAAATGTCCCGAAGGTATGTATAGAAAAACACTAGCTTTATATTATATATCTCCGTTGAAATCTAATCCTGCAAAAAATAAATTAGGCGCTGATGAAGATGGTTTTAGAAAAAAAGCTGTATTTGTCAAGAGACCATTTGATAAATATGAAGAAAGAATGGAAATGCTTTATAAGATAAGACCATTTAGAATAATAACAAACGATGACATGAACGAAATATGGCCTGAATGGAGTATTAACACATAATATAAAGAATAAAATATCATTATAATTAAAATAATGTATATAGAAATATTTGAATTAGATAAAAATAATTTATCTGAATATACCCGGGATGATATTAAAACTAAATACAAAAAAATTGCGTTAGAATGTCATCCTGATAAACTTTGTAACATTAAAGATGAAAATCTTAAAAATGTTAAAACTGAAAAATTTAAAAATGCTTGCATTGCATATAAAAAAGCAATTGATGATTTTGATAATTATGGTTGTTTAACAAATGGGTTTAGTAGTTATGAATATAATTTTGATGATCTAGGTAAAGATTTTGATATGTATAATGATATGGATTGTAAATTTTGGAATGATATATATGATGATTTTTTTTCAAATAAAGAGGAAATTGAAAAGACCTTTATTGATGTTGCTAAAATGTTTTTAAGTAAGGGTATTAGAAATAAAAAATACTATAATCCATCTACATCTGTAATTAAACATAGTATTGTATTACCATTGTTATATTATGATTTAATAAATACTAAAAAAAAAAAATTACAAATAACGTTAAAAGGTGTTGAAGAACTATTTAATATTAGTATATTATGTAAAAAAGAATATCCTTGTTTAACGCGTCAATATATAGATGATAATGGTGTAGAACATGAAATAGAAATAAAAATGATATTAGGAAGAGATGATGAAGATAAATCAATATATAAACATATATTTAATGATAATGGTACTATTGATTTAATAACAAAAATAAATATAAATTTATATGAATATTTATCCGGAACAACAAAAATTATTAATTATATTGATGGTAATTGTATAAATCTAGAAATTAAACCACTTAATCTAAATAAAATAATATTAGAAGGCAAAGGTTTGCTTGGAGGTAAATTAATAGTTAATATTAATTATATAAATATTAATATTGATGAGTGGAATAAATTATCAGATGAAAATAAAGAACATATATTATTATTATTAAAAAGTATATATAAATAAATAATATATTTTTAAATTAATGAAAAAGATATTAATATTATTATATATATATTATTGTGAAGGGTTTATAATACCATTAACTAAATTTCCTCATAGTAAACTAAAACTCAATAATAATAAAATTCAAAAAATCCCATTAACAATATGCAATTTAAAAAAAATTAATCCAGTTATAACAAATTATAAATTAAAAATATATGGTATTGAATTAACAAATGATATATTAGCAATAGCATTAGTTTATTTTGTTCAAGGTATTATAGGATTATCAAGTTTAGCAATAACATTTTATTATAAAGATACATTACATTTAGAACCATCGGAATTATCATTTTTGGGATCAATTACTACAATTCCATGGATAATTAAACCATTATACGGTTTTATATCAGACACATATCCTTTATTTGGATACAAGCGTAAGGGATATTTGATATTATCTGGTTTGTTAAGTTCTTCATCATGGTTAACAATGTCTTATTTAGTAAATAATAATTACGATGTAAAATATATATCTATATTTCTTTTAACATTATCTTCACTTGGTATAGCATTTTCTGATGTATTAGTTGACGCGATTGTTGTTACAAAATCAAAAAATAAGGAATTATCTGGTTCATTACAAAGTATATGTTGGACATCTTCATCAATTGGTTCTATTATTTCATCGTATTCGTCGGGATTTTTATTAGATAAATATGGTATATCTTGGATATTTAGTTTAACAGCATTATTTCCTTTAATAACTGCTTTTGTTGGATTATATATTAAAGATGATAAGGTTATTAACAATAACACAAATATATATATTAATAAATATAAGGAGCAATTTAATCTAATAATAGAATCTTTTAAAAATAAAGAAATTTTATATCCATTATTATTTATGTTTTTATGGCAAGCTATGCCATCATCGGGAAACTCATTATTTTATTTTGAAACAAATGTATTAAATTTCAATACTGAATTTTTTGGAAGACTATCTCTTGTATCATCAATATCATCAGTACTTGGTATATATATATATAATAATCATTTAAAAAACATATCATATAAAAAATATTTTAAATATATAACTATTAGTGGATTTTTATTTAGTTTGACACCTTTAATACTAGTATCGCGAACAAATGAATTATTGGGATTACCAGATAAAATGTTTGCGATTGGTGATGATATCATATTAACAATATTAGGTCAAATTGGATTTATGCCAATATTAGTACTTGCCGCAAAAATATCTCCTCAAAATATTGAGGCTTCATTTTATGCAACTATAATGTCTTTAAATAACTTATCAAGTATGATGAGCTCTATAACAGGTGGTATAGTAACAGAATTATTCAATGTAAATTCTAATAATTTTGACAATTTATTTTACTTATTATTATTTACAAATGTAGTAGGATTATTACCATTGTTATATTTAAATTATTTGCCAGATGATGAAAATAAAAAATGATATAAGAATATATTACATTTATTATATGTAAAATAGTTTGCTGTTATGTAATACTTTATTAAAGTATTTTAATAAAGTTTCTTTTATTATTATGAAATTTATATTCTGTATAGGATATACCCAGCAATTTTCAAATGATATATTAAATAATACTTTATTAGTAAGGTATTAGTATTCTGTATAGGATATACCCAGCAATTTTCAAATGATATATTAAATAATACTTTATTAGTAAGGTATTAGTATTCTGTATAGGATATACACCGCAATATATAAAAAAGGCTTAAATAACCTTCTTATGGGAAGAGTTATATAATATATATTTTGTGTTATTTAATTTTTTTAATTGTATATAAATATATATATTATTATATAATAATAATAATCTATCTATGATAAAAATATGGCATTCAATAAAAAAAAATTTAATTAAAAGAAAACCTAAATTGGATTCAGATAATATAAATGAGAACCTATTTAATAGGTCTTTAACAAATTTTAGTGCTTCAGATATTTTTTTAAAGAAAAAAATGATTAAAAAGCAAATAATTTAATATGAAAAAAAGAAGATTTTTATAGTGACTATAACCAATTATTTAAAATTATTTTTTTCGCGGTTTTTTAAATATTCAATTCTAGCTTTTTTTTGATTGATTATATTTTTATAATCTTTATTTAATGTTGGACTATAAAGCATTTTATATTGTGGTACATTATTATAAATAGGTGAATGTGGTTTTTTGTTATCACTTTGCGTTTCTAATGTAATATTTGGACAACTTACACACCTTATTAAATTCATTTTATGTTTTTGATAACAATTAGATACATTTAGTAATATAAAAACAATAGTAAATTTGATTAGTTGCTTCAACATTATTTATGTTTAATAATATTATTAGAAAAACAAAGTATCAATTTTTACACTCCACTTGACAAAACTTTAATTTTTTGTATTCCTCCAAATTCATCGTACCCATTTTTAAATTACAATTTTTACATATTGGCATCATATTATTGTAAGAAGTTTCTCCACCAAGTGCATGTGCTATTATATGACCACATTGCATATTATTAAAGTATAACTCTTCTTCGCATGTATAACATATACCTTTATCACATTGATTTTGATTTATTTTTTTCCAGATTTGTATTTTCAATTCATTTGATATTTTAGGTCTTTTTTTGTTTTTATCTATGTCACGAAGAAAATCATTACATATTTCGCTTATTTTTTTATTATTTATTAATGCATATAGTGCTAAATCCAACCATTCAAAATTGCTAAATATTGATAGATAACAAACATCACATTTTTCATTAATAGATTTCTTTTTGCAACTTTTGAATTTATTATTATCAACAGGATTTATCTGATTATCAGCAATGCTATCTAAATAATTATTAATTTCAATAATCACATTATAAACATCCTTAATTCCTTTATTGTGTTGCTCTAACTTTCCTTTAAAATCTCTTACTTTAATATTGTGAAGCATACATTTATAAGATATATTAGGACAACGTGTATTTTCTCTATCTTGGTGAATATATGCTCGTGTAAATTTACTAAATAATGACTGAGCCAAATCTCTATCAAAATTAACTATATTTCCAATTGGTTTAATTGGAGAGTTTTTATTAATTTTATTAAAATATTCTTCAACTTCACTATAATTATTTACATAATATATCACCAGTGGTACTATAACATTTGTAATACTATATCCTCTGTCATTTAATTCAGCAAAGGCTATTAATCTATGCTGACCATCTAATAAATATCCAATTTTATCCTCTTCAATGTATGCAATTGTAAATGTTTGCAACATTGAAAAATATCCATTTGTATTATATTCATTAATTTGGTCTGTAATCATATCTTCAATATGTTTATTATCAAGTAATCTTTGTAATTCTGGTGTTTTATATTTATTTATTATATTTGTTATTTTTTCTAATTTAATTTCTGGATGTTTTACCATTCTCATAAAAATGTTATAATATAATATTGATTAATTTTTATATATTGAATGATTATAGAATTGTCTAGTTCAAAATCAAGTAATAGTGATATAATATTAAGTAAACCAAATAAACATCCTATAAATAAAACTAATATATTATTATGGCTTGATAAATGTGATAAATCCGTCAAATCAAATAGCTAATGAATTTATGTTAAAAACGACACATATATCATTTAGTTTATTTATTAAATATTACAAAAAAGCTATAAGTGACAACCATACAAACCTAAATTTTCAAAAATAAGTAGTTCTTCAAGTAAATCAAAAACAAGCAAAAAAGAGCAAAGGTCTATATAAATTATATATGATAATTATAGAATATGAGTAAAATACCAAAAGAAGCTATATGTATTAGAAATACAAGTACGTGGGCTCATGTAAAACCAAATCATAAGTTTGATTCAGCTAAATTCAATAGAGAAGATGTTTTACAAGATTTACCATTAATGTCACCTAAAATTCACGCAATGTTAAATAAAATAAAAGAGCTAGATGCAGAAGATATGAGTAATGATGGTAAATATTATAAACACATTATATATAGTGATGTTACAGGTGTAAATGGTGCTAAAATGGTAGCATCATCATTAATAGCAAATGAATACCAGCTGGTATATAATAAAGGTAAATTTGTAAATAATTTACCTCCATCTAACTATACGTTTGGTTTATTAACAACATCAAATGTTTATCAAAAACCATTAACCGTTGGTTTAAAAAAAAATATGATGGCTAAAATGAATGAACGCCCTGTAAATGTAAATGGTTCTAATATGCGTTTTATAATTTTAGATTCTGGATTTAAAGAAGGCATTGATGTATTTGATGTAAAATATATGCATATTTTAGAACCATTAACAACAAAAGCAGAAAATACACAAGTTATTGGTAGAGGAACACGTTATTGTGGTCAGTCTGGCCTACCATTTAAACCAAATGTAGGTTGGTCATTAAAAGTATACAGATATAATATTAATTATAACGAAGATATGACATTACATGATTTATATATAAAACATAGTAATCAAAATATAAATGCTCTCAATTTTACAGCTGATATTGAAGACATCATGATAGCGGCCGCAGTTGATTTACCATTAACAGAAAATATTCATATGTTAAGCACTAAAAATAATAGATTTTATGATGATATTATGAAATTAATACAAGATAAAGAAAATAAAAAATCAAAACCTGTTAAAAAAGATTTAATTAAAATTGTTAGTAATATACATGGAAAAATATATACTAATGAAAAAAAATTAGATTGTAAATTAAAATGCAAAGGCCCTTTTGAAGAATTAGAAGAAGCAAATTCTATATTATTAACAGCAGTAATATATGATATTGATAAATTGGAAGATGGATATAAAAAGGAAAAAGGAAAAATAATATTAGGTAAAAAAATATTTGATAATAGAATTACAAATGGTAAATTATTAAATGCTTTATTAGAAAAATATCCAAAACCAATATTATGTAATTATTTAGATAAACGCATGAGCTATTGTGATGCTGTTAATAAAATATGGTTACGTCCATTATTTATGTTTAAAATCTTTGGTGATAAAATAATAGAAAATCTCAAATATTATAAACGTAAAGGTTTAATAAATGAGAAAAATTATAAAGAAACCTTAATGTTCGCTGAAAAATATAAAGCCATGTCAAATATTAAAAAGCCACTAATATTACCAATTCCACCAATGGAAAAAATGAAATATCTTGATTTACATAATTATATAAGTTTACATTTTAAAGATTTTAAATCTTCATCACTTGAAATTAAAAATAAGTGTGTTTCAGAACCTGAAACAGATAGCAAGAAAAAAGAATATGAAATTGTAAAATTTTCAAATACACAATCTTTTGTACAAAACTTTTTAACACCCGAATCTCCTTACAAAGGTTTATTCTTATATCACAGTGTTGGTTCTGGCAAAACATGTACTGCGATAGCATCTGCTACCAAAAGTTTTGACGAAAATGATTACACTATAATATGGGTTACTCGCCATACATTAAAAGAAGATATTTGGAAAAATATGTTTGAAAAAATTTGTAATATAAAAATACGCGAAATGTTGCAAAATGGTAAGATATTACCAAAAACAAAAGCAGAACGAATGGCTTTATTAGGCAAAAATTGGTTACAACCTATTTCTTATAAACAATTTACTAATTTAATTAAAGGTAAAAATAAATTTTATCAACAAATGGTTGCTCGTAATGGTAAAGAAGACCCATTTAAAAAAACATTAATAATTATTGATGAAATACACAAAGTATATAGTGATACATTATCCAGATTAGAAAAGCCCAATCCAGAAGTATTACAAGATATGGTGCAAAAATCTTATAGTGTGTCTAAAAAAGATTCTCTTAAATTATTACTTATGTCTGCAACACCAATAACAGAAGACCCAATGAGTGCTGTAAAGATATTAAATTTGTTATTAGAAGGTGATGACAGATTTCCAGAAGATTTTGAAGAGTTTAAATCATTATATTGCAATGATAACGGTTTATTTAGTAATTTAGGATCTTTTAGTTTTATAGATAAGGTATCTGGGTTGATTAGCTATATTGATAGAAGCAATGATCGTAGTCAATTTGCTTATCCTGTAATTAACGATATAATATTAAATATAAATACAGAAGTAGCAACTAATCAAAGAATAGTTGAAATAGAACAACGACAAAACGTATTGGAAGAAAATAAATTAAATACAGATAAACAATTTAATAAACAACAAATCAAAGAGTTTACAAAAGAAATCCGCGAGCTAAATAAAGAGATAAAACAATTATATAAGCAAGAAACAGAACCAAAATCCGTTTTAGATTTTGTTAATAAGTGTTTCAGTAAAACAAAAACCAAGGACTTAAAGAAAGTCTAAGATATACTTACTGCGTAATTATTTATATAACAATTTTACAAAATCTTAATAGGGTAATATGATATTGTTATATTCTTTAATAGTTTCTCTAATATTATTTGCATTATATTATTATATTAATAAAAATAATGAAGACAAAAATGAAGATTATAATGAAAAAAAAGAGTTTTTTACTTTTAACAACTTTGTTATATTTTGCATAATATATGTATTTATATTTTCTTTATTATATCTCGCATTTGACGATGGTTCGTCATTAGTTTCTCTCGGTATATTAACAGACGACGATTACAGTAAGCCTAATAAAATAACTAATTCTAATATTGTTGACCCTTCTTTTTTAAAAAATAATTATGAACCAATGAAAACAGGGCATGAACCATATAATAGCAATAGCTCGGATGGTTCTGATATGTCCGAATCTTCATCTTCGGAAGATAGCTCGGGTTCTAATTCTGATTGAAAACAAGTAATGGGGTTAAAAACGAGTAAATAGAGTACATAATTTTATTTTTTATGAATTTTATAAACTTTATAGAAATTTAAGATATTTAGAGAATTATGTACTCATTTTAAATATTTAAGTATATAAGGAAAATATAATGAATCAATATGCTTGGATAGTTTATATGGGTGGAATATTTTCATTTATAGCATCAATGGGTATTGGTGCAAATGACGTTGCTAACTCATTTGCCACATCTGTTGGTGCTAAATCTTTAACTATTAAACAAGCTGTTATTTTAGCTTGCATTTTTGAAACTGGTGGTGCTATTTTAATGGGTTCTCATGTTTCCGAAACTATCAGAAAGGGTATTGCTGATTATGAATGTTTCCAAAATGATCCCTATACATTAATGTATGGATGTATGTGGGTTTGTTTCTCCGTAGCCTCGTGGCTATTTACAGCTTCTTATTTAGAAATGCCTGTTTCTACTACACATTCATGTATCGGTGGAATGATTGGTATGACTATTGCAATAAAAGGTAGCAATTGTGTAATATGGTATACTCCTAAAAATACATTTCCTTATGTTGGTGGTGTTCTAGGTATGGTATTATCATGGTTTATTTCACCATTATTATCCGGACTTATATCTTCAAGTTTATATGGAATTATTAGAATAACTATATTACGAAAAAAATACGAGAATAAATATATATTTTATGCATTTCCTTTGCTGGTTGGTATAACTATGCTCTTAAACTCATTTTTTATATTTTATAAGGGAGCAAAAGGAATTGGTTTAGATGATACTCCATTAGGAGCAATTGTTGGTATTTCATTTGGTATTGGTATATTATCTGGTTTATTAACAATACCAGTATTACCAAAAATATATAATAGTATTAATAATAAACATAAAAATGCAAAAATACAAGTAACAGATTTGGAAACAAATAGTACAGAAATAGTTGAATTGAAAAATGATAATCTAACAACATTATATGATAAAATTATTAATATAGATATTAATACTTTTGATAAAGTTGAAGATAAAGACTTAGATATAATAAATGCTTTAAGTAAAAACGCTGAAGAATTTGATCAGCGCACAGAAGATTTTTTCAAATATCTGCAAATATTTTCTGCTTCTTGTGCTGCGTTTAGTCATGGAGCCAATGATGTTGCTAATGCCGTTGGACCATTTGCTGCAATATTAACTATATATTGGGAAGGTGATGTTAGAAAAAACTCTGTTATGGATAATAACGCGTATTGGATATTGAGCTTGGGTGGTGTCGGTATATCTATGGGTTTATTATTATATGGTTATAGAATAATACGTGCTATCGGTTTTAAATTATGTAAAATAACACCATCACGAGGTACTATTATAGAATTGAGTGCGGCTCTTGTAACAATATTGGGTAGTAGACTTAAAATACCCCTTTCAACTACCCATTGTCAAGTGGGAGCTACTTGTGGTATTGGATTACTTGAAAGCTCTTGGAAAGATAATGTTTCGGGTGTAAACAAAAAAATAATATATAAAACTATATTTGGATGGATAGTTACTTGTGTTTTTGTTGGAATCTTTACAGGAATATTAACAGCGCAAGGTATATATGCTCCAATTTTAAATAATTAGTTATTGGAATTATGAGCAGTATTACCAAGATATTTACTAAAATCATCTGTCATTTTACTTGGAGTAATAGGAATACTAGCATTTCTAAGATTAATATTTGTCTCAGTCATTTTATAATGATTTTTTCTTGTTCTACGATTTTTAATTAATGTTGAATGTGATACATAATTTTTATTATACTTACTATAACAAGTATTTTTATTGAATATCTTTTTAATAATAGGAAACATATTGCAATCAAATGAGTTTACAGCATTAATTAAGAAAGCTACGGCAATAATAATTTTAATAGTGTTCATCTTATATAGACTTTATATATAAAATATCTTATCAATTTTTAATATTTGTAAAAAAATAATATAATTATTTTTGTAATTTACACAGAACTTTTGGCAGAAGTTTTACGAGGGCGCCTTCTTTTTTGGGCTTTTTGGTACTTTGTTTTTAACACATCTGCATGTAGCAGGATTTCTATGTTGATTCGCTCTGCAAGATTTGGGAGATTTTTGTTGTAGCAGTTTTTTAGGAGTTTTTAATTTACAAGCTGCTATCATTGCTTTAACAAAATTTTTGACTTGAACATATCTTCCTTTATTTTTCATATATTCTTTAGAAGAAGTTTTATTAACTAACTTTTTTATATATAACTCTATTTTTACCACAAACAGATGATTTACCTACTTCTTCATAAAACTTTTTTACTGAACCACCTGGTAATTTCAGATTAATCATAATTATATTATAGTTTTCAATAATATTATACTTTTATTTCATATATAATTTACTATTAAACATTTAAAACGCCTACCTAATCCATATATTTTTAGGTTTCCTTTTTATCGTTGAATGTTGTTTTACATATTTTGAATTTTTATCATATGCTCCTTTTATTAGATTTTTATAAATATGTATTGGTATTTCATCTAATACATCTTTTATATTATTATCCTTGTAAAGGACATCCTTTACAAGTTGATTTCTATGACTACTCGCATTATCTAAAATGATTAATTTATTTTTATATTTTACATTTATAAACTTGTTAATAAAATCAACAATTCTATTACTATCAATACCTCCTTTTTTTATATACCTCATATCCAATAACACCTTTTGAAGAAATAGCAAATATCCCAGTATATTTTTTGAAAACTTATTGACTTTCCGTTTTCACTATACATCTTATACCTAATTCTTCATAACATTTCCTTCTAATCATAAATGAGTTTAATGATGTTTCGTATATACCTAAATGAACTCTTGATAGTGTTATGTTTGAGTATTTAGTTTTTAATTTGGTTAATAATTCATCCATAGTTATCGTTTTATTTTGTTTAAGTTGTTACTTTATAAATGATATATGACTATTAGTAATTTTATATGATGTATAATCTCTTTTCTTTTGTGTAATATTATTAGAATGAGATAAATAGTATTTAAAAAATAAATAAATATATATATATAATAATGGAAAATATATTTACATATATGTATGAATATTGTATATGGGGAAATAATAAAAATAATAAATATTCAGGTAGCAGTGGTCCTGGAAGTAGTGTAGAATATAATGAAAAATATATAGAAATAGTAAAAAAGGTTATTAAGGATTATAATATTAATAATATTGTAGATTTAGGTTGTGGAGATTTTATAATTGGAAGGTTATTATATGATGATATAAATGTTTCATATACTGGTTATGATGTATATAAAAAAATTATTGATTATCATATAACTCAATATCCAGAACCAAAATATACTTTCAAACATCTTGATTTTTATACAAATAAGGAAAGTATTATAGAAGGAGATATGTGTATCTTAAAAGATGTTATCCAACACTGGCCAACAGAAGAAATATATGTATTTATGGATTATTTAATAGAAAGTAAAAAATTCAAATATATCTTATTGGTTAATTGTTGTAATCAACAAATTAATGATCAATCTTGTAATACAGGGGGGTGGCGCCATTTAACCTGTAATTTATTACCATTAAAAAAATATAATGCTGTCAAAATAGATAATTATAATTCTAAAGAGATTTCTATTATTAAAATATAGTCGGTGTTTTAAATATTTAAAGGTGTAAAATAAATACGTGATATTTTTATATGTATTTGCTGGGATAAATATGTGATATTTTTATTAAAAAATGATGTGTTTGAATGTATAAGTAATATATTATCACGACTGATATGCTAAACATAGCTATTGTAGGAAACAAGAAAAGAATTGAGTCTTGTAAAAAAGTAGGAGCCTATAAAAAGATTATAGGTCATAAGCGTGAAAAGGACTTCCTCGCAAAATACAATATAACAGAATTAAATGAACCGACCGAATATGGCGCGACGTCAGATACGAGTATTTGTCAATCACATAGCATTTGCGACAAATTAAAAGAAACTATCAAAAACACCAATTTGAATGTAAGCAATAAGAGTGGTAAAAATATTCAGTTAGTCCTAGGTAATATTCCAGAACTCAAGGATATTGATATTGTTACACTAGAAGACAAGGGATATGTTCGCAAAATATTTGAGAAATATCTAAAAAAAAGCGAAAGCAAAAAACCTGCTGGAATACTAGCATACAAAGATACTTCCAGAAAAAAATGGACTTTCTTCAATACAGATGATATAGTAGATTATATAGTAGATAAATGCATATGGCGCAAAATTGAATCAGGACGTATTAAAGGTGATTTCACTGATGACTCGAAAAAAGGTACGCGCAATTATATTACATATGAATATCGCAATAAACGTAAAAGCTATTTTCTGGGATTTAATGGGAATGCTGGTAAGCCATTTATTGAATTATTGAAATCACCTAATCATGGGATCAACTATTACGAGGACGACTACTAATTATCTTGGATTGCATATTATAAATATTTCGTGCGAATCTTTAATATTATTTGTTTCATCTAACTTTCTATTTTTTCCTATTCTGGTTTCGCCTTGACCATAAGTATATTGCCACTCAGGAAATTCAAATTTAAAATCTTTGTACCAATCGCGAATAGTATCGCAGTTATTATATGTAATTAGAAATCCTCCTTTGTGATTCATGAGTAAATCGCACATTTTTTTGTGATTAAAATTGTTATGATGAATTGCAAAATTGCAATTAGGATATAATCCTTTAAACATCTTACTATCACCTTCTAAATAATAAGGAGGATCTAGAAATAGAAAATCATCTCCGTGACGCTGAATAACATTCTCAAAGTCATCACAAACAACGGATATATTATTAAATTGCATATTTTCTAGATTTTTAATTCTACGTTTAAATTTATCTTGTTTGATTTCATTAGAACTTGGCCAACCAAGAAACATTGGTCCATATGATAAAGTCATATTGTAATAATAATAAACAGCTTGCTTAATAATATTATCATCTAACAATACTTTATCTTCATCAGATAATTCTACTACTTTCTTTGTATTATATATAAGATCTGATGGCTTAATTTTATCCCAGTAATTGAGAAGTACGTGTCTATTATATGTAAATTCTTCGCTTGTAATATTAAATTTTTTTAGTTCTTCAATAAACTCTTCCTTATGATTAATAAGGACATTCCAGAAATTAGTGAGCATTCCAAATATATCGTAACCTATTACTTGAATTCCTAAATTTTGTGATGCACATAGTTCAAATGATCCGCCTCCAAAAAATGGCGAAACTATTTTTTTTTCACGTAATTTAGGAAGACTATTAAGTATTAGTCCAATTGCTTTTGATTTACCACCAGCATATCTAAGAGGGGATATAAGTACGCGTTTAAAAGTACCATCGGATTTACGAATAGTATCAAGATATTTTCTTAGATATTCTTCTTCGCGCTCATAACAAGTATCATTAGCTACTTGCATAATAGTAGTAATTATATTAATTAGTTTTGCTTTATATCAATTTTTATAATTAGGATTTAATAATAGTTTTAGGATCAATTTTAATGGTTCTTAATATCTTTTTAAGAAAACCTACATTAAAGTTTTTTACCTGACAATTTTCATATTCTTTAATTACATTATCCTTTACAGATAAGCGTTGAGCCAAGTCTTTTTGAGTAAATCCCATTGCTATACGACCATCTACAATCGCCTGAGCATATTTTATTGACATTTTATTTAGATTAGGAATATCATCTTCCAATAATCTAATCATTTCTTTGTTGCCCGGAGGCTTTTGAATACTTTCTTTTTTTTTTAATTCTTGTGGCTTTTTAGTAAATACAATAGGTTTCCAGTCTTGAAAATTAATAGAATTGTTATTCATTATATTATTAATATATAATATAAAAACTTCTATAAATAATATTAGTTTTTTTAAATAAAAATTGATCTAAATTTCTTTATATTTAATTATTAATAAAATGTATTCTTATGATGTTTTTCCACTTGGTGATCTAAGTCTCTGTCAAATTAAAAAAGGTCAACAAGTTCTCAATGATATTTCAAAAATTGTTGATAATAAAAATAATGAACTTCTCAAATACATGTGTAAAGTATCTAATCAAATCTAACTAAGATACTTAGATATAAGAGCCAAAGCACTAACTTCAGCATTTTTTGGCATTTTTTTCATTTTTATTAATTTTTTATTTTTGATACTCAAAGTATCATAATTAATATTAATAGTAATGTTAGCGATACTTTTTTCCATATTAATATAATAAAATATATATATAAATCAATTTTTATTCATATTTGATTAATTTATCTAAGAAATTTTGAGAGGCTTCCTCCGTTAATTTATAGTTTTTAAGTATATATAAAATTGTACGGCATTCTACTTGTGTTATTTTGCGACCATCAAATATTTTCATTAATAATTTATTAGAATCATCAATCGAAATACGACCATCACCTTGACCTTTTACTAATTCATCAGCTGTTACTAATAAACTTGCATCAAATTTTAAGCCATCAATAATCTTATAGTAATTAACTTTATTATCCATCTTTATAATAATCAAAGAAAACTTTTAAATAAAAAAGGAGTTTCTTTAATTACGGGAATATTATTTACAAATTCACTAATTGCATAATAAGTGATTGCAAGCATCGCAATACGCCCATTATTAAGTTCTTTGAGTTCTAGGTCGCGTTTAGTTCTAGGGTCCTTATTGACATATAGTTTAAGAGGGTCAAAACTAAGATCACCAGGAATAGTATTATTAGTATATTCCTTATTTAGTGCAACAGATTCAAAAGTTGCCATGAATACAATAATAGCCATAAAGAATACAGGATTAATCTTATCTAGACCACCATTTAAAAGTGACAGAGCCTTACCATTAAATGAAAGCAAATTCATTTTATTAGCAAGTTTAGATAAATATGGATGATAAATCTCAGACAAAGGACATCCGACACTTGCGAGCATTGCGAGACGACCATGTTTAATTTCAGCTTCACGATAGTTGTTTAGTGTTCCAATATCAGTAGCGCAATTAAGTGGATCAAATCCTTTGTTTCATACTAGAATTGATGCCTCGCCGTCAGCCAATATAGAATCCTTTTTGAGAAGACCCCAATTAATCGCATTTCTTACAAAAAGATTTCCACCATTTTTTTTTCCAAACTTATTAATATTACCTAGTCTTTCAAACTCAGGATAATCAATCTTTTTATCATTGTTAATATCTGCTAATTCCATATAATTATTTTTTCCGTAATAATTATTCAACTCTACAACATCAATTGTACCTGATTTATCAACATCAATATCTTTAAATGTATTAGTATCAAAATCATTTAGTTTCATTTTACAAACATTTTTTACGACATTTGCGCATCGCATTCTCATAACAGGGATATTGTTAATATGAGTAAAGCAAATAGCTTGACAAACCAATACACAAATTAAAGAAAGACGAAACATTAATTACATATATATGTGTTTATTTTTCTTTAATACTTTATTATTATATATGATGTAATAATATATAAAAATACACACATATAATTATAAATAATGAGAATTTGCTATTTATTACTATTTATAAGCTATGTACACACATTTATAAATATTAACACATATAATGGAAATATTAATTTAATATCTAATATAAAAAAAACTAATAATATTAATTTTGTAATCTGGAAGGGATATGCTATTCCAAGTAAAAATTATATCAAATTTGGAGAAAATATAATAAATAGAGGATTAAGAAAAAATATAAATATTAATGTAACTATATGTGATAATTATAATTTACCAAATCTTAATAATACAATACTATTTGGACATTCAGCAGGAGGATATCATTGTATAAATAATAATAATAATATTAAAGCAAGAATTACATATGGAGCATCTCCAAAATCAATATATGATAATACATTATTTAACATTAAAAATAAACAAGATACAAATATCTTGAATATAATTGGAGAATGCGATGGTTTTATATCATATATTAATTTATTAGATCAAAAAAACTACAATATTAAAAATGATATCCATAACAATATCTTAATATGTACTAAATCTAATCACTTTTGCATTACAGAAAATAAAAAAACTTTAATATCTACTTTACTTTGTAAATATGATCAAATGCTAGATACAAATTATACAAATATGATGAATGATGTATCAAAAACAATAATTTCATATATTTTATATTTAAATAATAATACTACTATTTATAATTATAAATATACACAAGATATTTTTAAGAAAAACATAGTATTTGAAATAACAAGTTATAGGCAATTTCTTAGAACAAAACCAGATATATGTAAAACTTATATTTATATAGATGAAATAAATAATCATACATTTATTAAAACATCTGGACTTCTTGGAGATATTTTATTAGATATACTTATATATAAACAAAAAATTGTTGAAGTTAATAACACTTTAAAATGGTTATTAAGTAAAAACAAAGATATATTGTATTTCAGTTATAAAAAAAGAAATTATAAATATTTTAGATTACCTTATGTTATCAAATAATTTTAACTAGATATATGATTTATATTATAATTATGTATCAATGATAAATATGATGTGGGTTTAAATTTGCGTCTAAAAAACATCTACTAATATTATATTTATTAAAATTTTTTAAATGTTATTATAAATATATAAATGAAACTTTATATATCTTACAAAAATAATTTGTGCTCTCGGGGAGACTCGAACTCCCAATCTTTGGCTCATAAGACCAACGCTTTGACCGATTAAGCTACGAGAGCTTGTAATAGGAGCCCGCTCCCATTACATATATATATATGTTTTAATCCTTATATATTTTTATAACTTGCATCCACTTTTAATGGGATTAATTCTTTGGGTTTTCATTAAATCATTATCATTAACCGGTTCTAGAAGATCACTATCTAATCTATTAGAAAACGCATTAGATTTTTGAGGTATTTTAGTAATGCTACACTCATCAATTGTTGGAGACGATTGATATATCATACCTACATTACCATTTTCACGTGCTGCAGCAGAGTTTTCAAATGGTTTGCGAGTAGTCATTTCAACATCCGCCGAGTCACGATTAATATTCATATTTCCAGGATTTGGTGTATGACCAGCAGAAATCATTATTCTTTCACGTGTATCATCAATTTCAGCATTTTCTTCGGCAGTTCTATCGCGTTGTCTATGTTCATTGATTGCACCAGCAATACCATATTCATTGGTATCAGATAAGAATTGTTTGTGTGTATTTTTAAGATCAATTTCTTTGCTAATATATCCTCCAAATAATCCTTCAAGCATACCACCTAAGAAACCATATGGTGATTTAGCAACTAATGTTGTCTCTTTAACAGTAGTTCTAGCTACAATTTCTGGATCATATACAGATACACTATAAGTTACACCTCCAATATTTCTAACAGTATCAACAGCCTTAACAGTTTCACGAATAGTAGTTTTTGCTTTATCATATGCTTTTGTATATCCACCATCACTACCTTTGACATTTGTATATACACTATCGTGAATTAAAGTTTCTTTTACAGTAGTTTTTGCTTGATCAGTTATAGTAGAATATATTTCTTTATTTCCTGTTAAATTAATCATTTCACTATCATGAATTGTGGTTTCTTTAACAGTAGTTTTCATTATGTGATTATCTGGATCATAAGTTGTAGCTTTCTCAGGTATTTGTATACTTGGATTACCTACACCGCGTTCAGATTCTACGGTATACTCCTTCATTGTATATTTCAATGCATCAATAACAGGTGAAACAATAGCTTTTACAATACTTGTGACATTAGATACAACTGGTTTATTTTCAGTAGTAGCTCTTTCATTATTATAAACAATAACCTTACTTTTTCCATAATCATCACAAAAACCCGCATTTGCATCACTTAGAGATACACTACCTTGATAATCTACATGTGATTCTTGGCGTGTTGTTGGTCTTATATTTTGAGCAGGACGCAATGATTCTTTGCTATTGGCACCTGTTGTTTTAATCCACATATCTTCACTTTGCTCATACACAGTATCTGGGCGATTTTTAACAAGAGGCATTTGAACTCCTCTTTGATCTGTACCCTTAATGTGACTTTTAACAGGAATATTGAAATACGTTTGTTTTTGATTAATTTTACTGCGTAACTCATCTAAATTCTTAGGTCTTGCAAGCGTATTTGTATCTGTTTGATGAAAACCTCCAATACCTTTTGATTCGTAACCTTGATTTAATCCAGGGCCAACTTTAACTTGTTCTATTGGGAAAAAATTATTTGCTTTTTCCTTAAAATCTAAACGAGATTTATAAAAGTCATCGTTATTTTTCATACCACAAATATTTCCACCAGCATTAGCTTGTGGTTTAAACATAGATTGTACCTCTTTTTTTGTTTGCCAAAATTGATTGCCACCAGTTCTATTATCAAGAAAAGGTGACATTGTTTCAAGATTAGTATTCTGTGTTACATTTTTACGTAAAAATGGTGTCATATTATTGTGTGTAAATGACACACTGCTAATTTTATTTCCAGTTAAAGATTGTACATATTCGGGACTATTACTATTATCAGGAATAGTGTAATTCATTTTTTTAAACATATCAGATGTAGCAGGCATAGAAACAATACCAGTATTTCCCGCATTTGCCATGTTATACATTTTACTACTTCTATATTGTTCATCTTGTTTAACTTGATTCCAATATGTAGAATCATATATATTTTTCATTGATGGTATATCGTTGGATAATTCCATTATTGGCCTCTAATCAATAAAGGATAAAAAATACATTAATATATACAATAGATATTCATTAATTACTTTAAATTAAGTTTTACAAGAAACACCCGTATACATTGAACCATAAGGATATCCTGGTGTATAAATTTTATTATCTTTATTGCACATTTTCCAATCTTCTAATTTATTCATATCTCCGCTTCCATTTTTTGGTAAAAAAATAGATTGGTCTGCCGGTTCTTCAATACATGGCGTATGATTATCTTTTGCAACCATTCTATAATTAACTGGTATTCTGTCAAATCCTTCAATAGCTCTTTCTTGTGGGTCAAAGCATAACCATTCCCATCTATTTATACCTGTTTCTTTTAATGTACATGGTGGATTAGATAAACGCGTATCTTCACGAGGTGCAGTGCAAGCACGTGGATCAGTATTACCTAATATAAAGCAACCAGATTTCTCGTATTTACCAGGAATATATTCTTTGGCATTACATTTAGTGTTTTTATAGTTAAGCCCTAATAATTCACTTGAATCATCTATGGCTTTCTTCATAGAGCAAGTATTTTGACCATAATTTTGATATCTTAATGATGGGTCAGAAGGTATATCTTGTGAACAATCAGCACAATCATTATATGGTGATTCTAATTGATATAAACCAGGTCCAACCGTTCTGCGTAATTTTTCTTTATAACTGCAACTATCGTAGTTTAATCTTGTATCTATATATTTATTCATATCTAATAAAATAATATATTATTTTATGTATTAAATAAATAGATATGTTATTGTTAATTGAAAATTTCAATAATCAAGAAGAAGAAACAAAATATAGCCCAATTGAAGTTATTTATTTATATATGAGCGGATATAACCCCAACTATTTATATAGATGGACTATATTAGATAATATATATATTGCCATTATCTATATAATAACTTTTATAATTTCAGTAGGAGCAGCATATTTATCTTTTTCCTGTAAATGGGGTGGTATGGTTAATAATATATTCATTAGAATAGTTTTTGCTTTTGCAGCATTTATGTTAGGACCTATATATTTAATATACTATTTCATATTTAACTATTTAGGAAAATTATGTTAAAAAAATAATTTAGCATTTATCATAATTTATTTTTGGTGGCGCAGGTACTTCACGATACATTATTGATTGGCACGCAGGCAAATGTAACATTGTAGTATCTATCGGCTTAGTTTTATCATTTTTAATAATACCATCATTAGTTGGTACATATTGATTTGTATTGCATTTTGACACAATACGAGTTTGACCACGTAATTCACTATCAAGGTCAACTATATTACCTTGAATATGAGATACTGCGGTACCTCCAATAAATCCTAGTTGATGTCTGCATTTATTAGCGTGTTCGTATCTATAGGGGGATAGTAAATATTGCAAAGTACTGACATTACCTTGTAATTCTTGCTTGTATGAACAATTATCATATGTCGTTCTATTAAAACTCATATCTTCTATAATATAAGATTTTTTTAATTATACAGAAAAGTTTTTATTTCTACCTCGCCAATTACAATTTTTATTAAATTCAGCTCTATTTATATAAGAGCGTGTATCTTCGCCTCCATTAACCCAGATTGGTACAATATTTTCGGGATTTTGAACATCTTTAACACAATCTAATAAAGGCATCATATTATTCATTTCTTCTTCCATAATTTGTTTTCTACATTTTAAAGGATTCGTATCTTCACCTTCAATTAATTCAAGTTCTTTACCTATATGAGTTTTACCGCATCTTAAATTGGGACCAGAAGTAAATATACGATTAAATAATTGTATTTTACATTTATCATGAGTTAACATGGATGGATCATTTCTTAAAGAAGAATAATTATCTATTAAGCAATCATCTGCTAAACCATATCCTGGGCGACCCCGTAAGTTAGGATGATTTAGATACATATCCGACATTCTCACATATGGACTATTACAATCAACGAGATTATTGGGATATATATTATACCCTTCTATTTTTTTATTATGTAATTCCTTGGCGACTTTCCAACAATTGTCATTGCATATATTAGTTAATCCATCAAAAGTATTATTACTCATTATCTATCTATTCTTAAATAATATATAAAAAATTTTATTTGTCTTTTAAATATTTAGTATCATATTTTTCTAATAAATCATAATTTATATCCAATTTAATATTATCATATTCTGTTTTATATTTTTTCTTTAAATTATAATTATTATACTCTATAACATTCCAATTCTTCTTATTACAACTATTACCAATTACCTCATTTATATCAGTATTATTTTTATACAATTCATTGAATGATTCGTTATTTGTAATATTATTACCTGATAAGTCATTCTTAACAATTTTCTTATATGTTAACATTTTTTCTATATTATCAGGTGTCTTTGTATATTTATTATATTCTACTTTACTTTCCTTAGTATCATCATTATTTACCTGATGAGAATAAGATATTGTAGTTTTTTCTTTCATTTTAAATATTTAAAATATTATTTATTTATATAAAAAATTATTATTTTTTGCATAATATTTTGTTAAGCCTTTTTGGTTGCATGTTTATTTATCTTCTTCACCAAGATTTCCACCTTAAATAAAACATTTTTGTTTGGATTTAGACATTTATATAAACAATTATTTATAATATATTATTATAATGCATAATTTAGTAAAACAAAAGCCACAAGAATTAAGCCAAGAACAAAAAGATTTACTAGAAAAGATTAACAAATGTTGTATTGAAATTGCTAAAAAAAATAATTATAATATTAAATTTGATAAAATAGAATTCTTAGAAAAAAAAGGATTTTACAAGGATTATTCTACCAATTTATTTAAATCTCTTAAATCTGAACACCATTCTTAATATTATTATATAAATTATTATAACATTTTATACCATTACCTTCTTTACACGAAGGACCCCTGACATATAACCATTCTCCTAATTTTTCCCTGTCATTTGGAATAGTTGTCGAAGGTACAGTATAAAATTGTCTATCTAATGTTGATTTATCATATATATCATCGGCATTTCTAAATATTTTTTGATAAAAAAACTTATTTATATTTTTATTAACATTTTTATTATTTATTGAGCAAGCTTCGTAGTCTTCATTACCTTTTTTTGTAGTTAATATATTTGGGTTCATAAAAGGATTATTTTCTGTTGGTTTAATACATTTTTTATTATTGACTATATCTAAATCATTTAAATTTAAATATTTCTCTATTTTTTTATTTTTTTCATATTGATAATTTATTATAAGTATTGATATTATCATCAATATAATAACAAATAATACATATCGTGTATCATTAAAAACAAGTGTACATATTAATCCTACAAATATTATTGCCCTTATAATTGCATTAATTTTATCTTCAATAGTCATGTTAATATCTGGGGTAAGTACTGGATTCATTAGTTCAAATATGTTGTCTAACCAAAACATTTTTTGTTTCTCTAAATATTTACATTATTTTTATTCATCTGAAACTTCTTGATTTTCTTCTCTACGTTTAGCTATTTTAGCTTTTAGTTTATTTGCAGCCATGGATTTTCTATAAGCATTTTTATTGAATGCCGCTTTGCTACCAGCTTTTTTACCCTTATCAGCACCACCCATCATATTTTTAAAAGCATCCATACCTTCTTTATTGTTCATCATATTATTCATCATATTCATCATATTAGCCATATCTTTTTGTTGTTTATTACCTCCTCCACCTGGATTAGCTCCACCAAATAATCCTGGCATTGTTGATGCGAATTTCATAGCATCTTGTAGTAGATTTTCTTGTTTTAATTCACCATTTGATATTTTTGTAGCCATTTTTCTACTTACATTAGAAATAAGGTCTCCAAATCCACTATCAGGATCACCAATAGCTTTCAATAAATCACCTTTGTCACCAATAGATTTTTGCAGTTTATCTACATCTACATCATCTAATATTTCTTTTGCCAATTTACCCAACATTGTATCTTCCATTCCAGCCATATTTACACCGCTTTTATCTTTAATTGTTTTCTTTTTGATTTCATTTAATCTTAATAATAGTTTTTTATGTTCTTCATTTTCAATATCTTCGTACAATTCTTCTTTAAAGGATTCTTGTAGTATAGATACGTATTTCTTTACAACATCTTCACTTAATTCATTTTTAAATAAATAAAAAACACTAATAAAATGATGACATAAATAATCATCATTCATTACTTCGCGAATGTTTGAAATTGTGATATTTTGATATAGTTCAACATTTTTTATATTTTCCATATCAAACCACTCATTCATTTTATCATCTTCTATATCTAAATAAGTTTTCCATACATTTTCGTCTAGCTTATTTACAAATAAAACATATTCATCCGAAGACTTATCCAATGTTACATAATTAGTCTTAATTGATTTCATTATATCTTTTGCCAATTCATACTTTTCGTTATCATTTCCATCTTCCTTAATTACTTTGGAAGTTTTTTTAAGTCGTTTAATAAAATCAATGTAATATTGGTTAAAGACATACTGATTTGACATTATTTTATATTATTTTATATTATATAAAAAATATTGCTGATATTCCTTATATGTTTTAATTAGTCAAATTTAATATCATCTCTTAATTTTTTTAATTCATCTAGTGAAGGCATTTTTTTTCCTTCGCTTTCAGTAACAGAAATACCATTTATTCCATCACTTATATTAGCATCATTAGTAATATAATCCCAATTATACCCTTTATCTTTACATTCTACTTTATTTTCATCATCAATAGATGAAAAACTATCTGAAAAATTAAAACCATTTAAAACAAAAGCTGATGGTTCATCTGGATTATCTTTGATTTCTAATGGTTTTATTGTATTATTATCATCAATATCCTGATTATTATTTTCAGGTCTCTCTAATCTCGTGCTTTGTCCACCACATAATACACCCCTTCCTGGTAATAATAAATGATCAAATACAGCTTTACCAAATAATAATTCTTTTGAGGGCAATACCATAAATGCTGGAACTGAATGAATTTTTTTTTCAATTTCAATATTTTCTGAAATTAATTCTTCAATACAAACTAATTTTATTTTTTTATCTTTGTCATATCTTTTGATATTATCAAGTAACATACTACAATGATTGCATGAAGGGCTGTAAAATAATATCATCTTAATTATAATTAAAAAAATAAATAAACTCTTATATACGAAACTTTATTAAACCTTTTTGAATATACACCATCTATTAAAGAAACTAAACTTTTTCTGCACAAGGTCTTTATCTAACTCCATAACAATTTTATGTATATTTTCTTTTTCTGCATCATCATCTGGAATTGCAGATTTAATTTTATTGAAATATTCTGAAAATAATTCACTTTCAACTAATTCTAAATTAAAAGTTTTGCATTTTTCAACTAATTCTTCATATGATACTAAATATTCAGGAATAAATTTACTTGTGGATTCAATAAATACATCTATTTTTTTATTATACTTATCTTTGGTATCTTTATTAAATCTACGAATAATAGCCCATATTGGTACTCTATTCTTGATATCAATTTCAGTATTTTTCACACCTTCAATCATATCTCCACCATTACTATTAATTTCATCTTCAATTCTTTTTCCGTCCATAAAAGTACAGAAGAATGTTCCATTGGTTCTTAAAAGAGAGCTTACATTCATTAAATAAGTATCCAATGTTTCCTCGCTTTTAAAGAAGTAGTGAATACTAAACATACACGAACAAACATTAAAACCATTGGCACCTTGTCCGATTATATTAGAATAATGTTTTTGCATATCATTACGTTTTTTATTTAAAACATTTTGCAATACATTGAAGCTTTCTTGATCATCAATTGATAAAGAACATTCGCCGTCCATTATACTTTTACCACAATCTCCAGCAACAAATACCATATTAGGAAAAGCTATTTTATCTTTAACATTGAGATTTCTGAAATATCTCTTTCTATTTTCTAACATTCTACTATAAGCTCCTGTACGTGGTCCATAAATATTATTTTTAACTAAATCAATACCAAGAATAAATTTATAACCATTATCAATCCATCTAGGCATATCACCACCTTCACCACATGCTAATTCAACAAGATTTCCTTTATTAGTTGGTTTGCTATAAAGCATACGTTTTATACCTAAATTGTGAAATTGCAACATATTATACGAAAACATTGCATCTCTTGGTATATTTCTAGAATAATATATATCATCCGATTCTAGTAATCTTTCACTTTCACTATCATTAATATCCATATTTATAATAGGTTTATTACCTCTAATAATGCTCTCTGTAACGGGATTATGGATTGAACGCCATATATTAATTGCTACACTCATATCATTGGCAGTTTTTGATAATTCACCCATCTTATAAATTCTAATTTTATCTTCACGCAATCGCATAGGTCTCCATCTCATATTTGCTGGTATTTTACTATCCATATTATAAATACACTCAATTATTACATCACCATCTATAATATCGCCATTATCGCATCTTACTTTTCCATTTGTATCTACTTTAACTAGTAATTTTTCAATACCTTTTTCATAGTATATATTAGGTTGAAACAATTTAGGAATATAAGTTTTTTTTTTATCTTGTACCATTAATCTGTATTCTTTATTATAAGCTATCTTCAATGCTTCATCAATAGTATATTGCTCCCATTGCGATGCATTATAACCAACATATAACAAGAACTCCTTATATTTTATACCATCAATTGTAGTTGTTCTAGCTTGTTTTGCTAAGAAATCAATAGTATTTTGTTCAGGAGGCTTCCATTTGAATACTCTATCCCATTTAACATTATCTGTTATTGGCATTGCCTTATTTGTATAATAAGAATACAATGCTAATTTAGCTGGTGTAAATATAAGTCCATCAATATCATATGGGTATGTTTTATTTCCAGATAATATTTCATCACAATCTTTTAATATGTCAGTATTATATAAATGCTCTTTAACAACATAATCCATTGAATGTTCTGTTTTTTTCATACCATTTGCTGTTTTCAATAAATAATTATATCGCGTTTTTACTTTTTGGTCATTATGAATTAATGGTAAACTAGTTACTTTTTCACCACCATAATAATATATATCAAATGCGGCATATAATCCTTTTGTAGAATTATCCTTTCTATTATTACACGAAATATATTCTCCATCAATTAAAGTATTTTGCATTTCTTTTATAGATGTAATACCTGTATCAATAACACGATATGTATTATTAATTAAATAAACTTTCGCATTATCATCAATAAACATTAGTAATCTTTCACCATCAGCTTTTTCGGTAACAGTATATTCTGATAATATACTAACAATTCCATATTCGTCAGGGCTCATTATATTTACTTTTTCAAGAGTTACAGGTTTTGGTGTAATAAGTGGTGGTTTATTTGGATTTTTATTATTGAATGATTTAATAGTAATGTCATCCTTTACAAGATCATAGTACTTTTTAATAATATCTTGTTGCTGTGTTTTAGATATTATAAATGTTGATAAATACAAGGCTTGTTCCATTTTAATTAATGCAGGTAGTATATTATTTTTATTTGTATTTGTTATATCAATATAAAACTCATATTTTTGAGTTGATGATAATATTCCTGAATTATTTAAATTATAATACATATCTTTATCATTTGCTTCATCAAATTCTAATCCATTACCTTTTGTAATACTTATAATATATTTAATACCTGTATCGGGATCAGTATATTTTATTTTTTTAGTTATTTTATAAAATTTGCGAATATCATACCAATTAACTGGTAAAATTGCTTCAGATAATAAATTACTTTTAATTGAATAAAAATTTAATTGCGAATCTAACATATCATCAACAACATCTTTTGATATTATTTTATTTTTAAACCATTCAAAACTTTTATGTTTATACTTACTATTTTGACAATATTTTATGATATTTGTATTACCTGTTATTTTTAAAAGTGTTTCATCAGAATATATTTCTAATATTTGTTTTTCAATATCTTCTTTATATTTATATGATTTCATTACATTTATAAAATTTTCATATTCACTATCATTCCAATTTATAGAGTTTGTAAACTTTACATAAGATTCACAATCCTCTTCAATTAACGAATAATGTTTATCAATTATAGAAAATATAGAATGATCTTTGGAAATTTCCATATTGTATCTCTAATAAATAAAGATATTATAGATTTATATATCAATTTTTAATATATAAATAAAAAAAATGATATATTCTTATAGATTAAACTGCAATAATAATGTCAAAAATGTTTATGCCAATCAAGTTCAATACTACTGTTATTTTAACACCAAAAGAACTTAACAAAAACTTTGAAAACACGATATTATTTAAGATAAAATCTACATTAGAAAATAATTGCAGTAAACACGGATTTATTAAAAAGGATAGTATTAAAATTATTAAAAGAACTGCGGGATATTTTAAGGAATCTCATTTAAACGGTAATATCGCATATGATTTAAGTTGTATTGCTGAAATCTGTAATCCAACGCAAGATTCTGTTATAAAATGCGTTATCAAAGCTAAAAATAATCTAGGACTAAGGGCAATTGGAACATTTGAAGATATGTCTATACTTGAAGTTATTATACCAAGAATAACATCAGGTATACAATCAGAAGTAAATATTGATGATGTTAATATTGGCGATAAAGTAAATGTTCGTGTATGTGGAAAGAAGTTTACATTATATGATAAAATGATTTCAATTGTAGGAAAAATAATTAAAGATAAGGAAGAAATTGTTGAAGTAGAAGAAAATATAGTAGATGATAATTCTGATATAGAAGAACAAGAAGAAGATTTTCAAGATGATTTCATTGATATTATAAAAGACGATGAAGAAGAATATGATGATGAAGAAGAAGATGATATAAAGAAAATTAAGATAGATGCTCAATCTTTCAAAGATGATGAAGATGAAGATGAAGATGAAGATGAAGATGAAGATGAAGATGATGATGATTTGGATGATTTAGATGATTTAGATGATTTAGATGATTTAGATGAAATAAATGAAGATATTGATGATGATATAGAAGATTTTGGTGAAATTTAATATATAAATATATAATTTATTATATAAATAAATATGAATAAACACGATCTATGTAAAACAATACAAAATAATGCAATAAAATTAACATCAAATGAATTATCAGAATTATTTAAGCTTATAAAAAAATGTAATATAAATTATACGCAAAATAATAATGGTGTTTTTTTAAATTTAAACTGGCTATCAAAAGATAATCTTATTAAAATAAATAACTATATATCTTTTTGTATTATATCACAAAATGAAATCACAAAATATGAAATGATGAAAAAATTATTAAATAATACTATTGAAACAACGCAAAAAGAGGAAATTAAGATAGAACCAAATAAAGTTTCACCATCTGATAATAATAATGCTGTAAAACTAAAATTTTCATCAAGTATGAAGTTTTATTTATTAAAAAAGAAATTCAGCAAACAAAATACACTTATTTATAATATCTATGATAATGAATTAAAATATGAAGATTACTTAATAACATAAAAAATGATATAGAACTTATTATTATTATATATAATAATTATGATTAAGATATTATATAATAAAATTGGTAATGCTGATAATGATGATTTACTATGGAAATCCAATATTATTGAGGCATATAATAAATTTTCACAACATATAGAATATAAAGAACCAATAGAATATCCTAAAATTGAACCTAAAAAAGTACCTATTGTTAAAGAAAAAAAATCACAAAAAAAAACATTATTGAAACCTCTTGAAATAATCTTAAACGAATCAAATACTTTTGGTGATTTTAAAGATAATATTAAAGATAAATTAATTAAATTTATAACACAAAAAGAATTCAATAAAGTGTTTGGTATAACAAAAAGTTCAGAAATAATGTCAGGTATTGTCAATAATAGATGGAATAAATCCACAGCATTATTTATATCATTTCTATTTAATAAATCTGTTGAATATAATGAAGCAATTTTATCTTATAAAAAAGACGAATATAAAGATGTTATTTATTTATTTACTTAGGTTTATATAATGGTAATAATAATAATTTATTTTTAGATAATAATTGGTTCGCAATACTACTACATAAAACCTTTTTATTTTTAAACTTATATTTATTATCATTTGTTTTATTTATTTGATTTAAGATTTTGTTATGGTCTGTATCATAATATGTTTCACATACACGCCCTGTTTTCTTGCCTTTACCAACAACAGGATCTGTGGAAAATATTTTAAGCTTATTTATAAAGTTATCTTTATTCTTTGATGGTTCTATAAATCCCCATGGCATTTCTTCTAATGTCATATTCTTTGGTATCACCAAAGCTGGTTTTCGCATTTTAGCTAATTCATCTCTTTCACGCTTAGATATATCAGCATTAAATATATTTGTATCTTTTATATGAAGATTAATATCTAATTTATCGATAATATTATCTTTATTATTTGTATCAAATATATTTATATAACCTATATATTTGTTATCATTCTTCGTATAAGATGGTATTTCAGTATTTTTAATAAGTACACCTTGTTTATATAAACATTTTTCTAAGAATATTATTTTATCATCTTTACTTTTATTTGTTAATATTAATTTAATTAAATTTAAAAATTGTTCACTATTTAAACTTAAATATAATGATAAAGTCGTACTATCTTCATTTTGTAAATCAATTTCAATATTCTTTATTATTTTTTCTACATTTGCAGATTTTTTATCACTAACTTTATCTTCAATTTTTTCTTGATTTGTAAAAATTATATTTAATTTATTTATTTTTTTACTTTTATAACTTATGATTTTAATACCATTTTTATGCATAATAATATAATAATTATTAATAATACTAAACGGATATAGTGACTTTCTTATTGTATAGATCAATAATTCATCGTCAATATCTAATTTTTCTTTTATTTCATTATATAATATATAATAAATTTCTTTTTTAATATATTCTGTTATTAATCCTTTCAAAGAATTTTGTGTTCTTTTCAACAGATGTTTATAAGCATCGCTATTATAACCATCTTTATCTAAACCTTCATTTTTATTATAACATGCTGGTTCAAACTTGTTTTTATCACCAAATTCATATTCATATGTTTTATTTTGTGATGTATTTAATTTTATTTTTCCAATATTAAAAATAGATTTAGGGAAATAATTAATATTTTTCATTAATAAACAATCAAGTGAATTGTCTCTAATAATTTTATCTACTTTCATACTATCAATATATTTGCGCGTTGAAATTCTAAGAGCGTGAATATCAATTGTTTCTTTATTTTCATTATCATTTATACTAGCATGTAAAAAAACTGTTGTGTTTCTATCTTCAAGAGGCAAATTTTGATGTCTGCAATTTCTAATACCTCTACCTATAATTTGCTCTGGTCTATTAAAATGATACCATGGTTCAATTAAATGTATTTCACGTGCATTATAAAAACTTAAACCCTCACTTGCAACAGGAGTTATTAAAATTACTTTTACTTGCTCACCATTTATATTTTCTGGTTTATTTATTTTTTTAATTAAGGCATCTATATTAGTAGAACCCATAATTTCTTTATTATCACTAGTTAATATACAGTATTTTGGTGTTTTAACATTATTATACACTGGTTTATCTTTTATTATACTTGCATTATTCAATATATTATTTGTTCCTTCTCTTGAAAATCCCATATGTTCTAAACAAACAGCAAATGGTAATATACCTGAATATAAGAAACGTGAATAAATAACAACAATACCTTTTGATTTTTTTATAATATTACATATATTTAAAAATTTGCCAGAATATTTACCCAAATTATCATCATCAGGCATAAGAGCATTCTCGTATTTTTTATTATATTTTACTAACAATGGATAACTTTCTCGTGTTTTAGTAAAAAATGTAAAAAAACCCTTATTTCCAATTTCATTATCATATACAATATTCATTGGTTGTAATAATAGCATGTTTTGATTTTTATTATTAGATTCATTATCTTCTGATATATCATCACTATCGGTTTCTTCAATATCCTTATATCCTAATTTTTCTATCATCGTTTTTTGTGATAAACTAAGTTGTGATGTTACAATACCATTATCAATATTATCTAACCATTTAGCTTCTTTTTCTGGTATAGGTTTATTTGAAGGATCTTTGCTAGGTATTTTTTTTAATACACTAATTCCACTATTTTCAGGATTTAATTTTAATGCAAACGTAAAAGGATTTTTACCTCTTAAATATGAAATATAATTAGAAGATAACTTTCTAATTATATTTTTTATATTATCGTCAATGATAAGTTTTTGATTATTAAATGTATTTTCATATTTAGCTAATAATTTATTACGTTTATCATTAAGTAACATTAATTTAAATAAATCAAAAATGTCTCTTGGTTCATTGTACATAGGTGTTGCTGATAATAAAACCAATTTATTGTTAATACCTGTTGTTAATATATTTGTTAACGCAATAAAAGAATCCTTATCTTTTTTGTTCGTACTTCTTATATTATGCGCTTCATCAATTATAATTACTTTATTTTCCACAACATTATCCTTATAATTTTCTTGAATATATTTGGCAAAACTATCATAAGTAAATAATCTATATCTCCCTTTTAATAATTTTTTTAGCTCTGTATTTAGAACCTTTTTGTTACTAAAATATGATTTACTAATATTTAACAATTTTACATAAGTGTCACCTGTACATTGATTTATAATATTTTCAAATGTATGTGTATCTATGTCAAATATTTGAGATTTAAAACTCTGCTTTAAAGATTGTGGCATTATAACCCATATCATAGGCTCTTTGTTATCATGTGCTGTTAATAAAGATTCCGACATTGTAATTGCTGAACACGTTTTACCTACACCAACACCATGATATAATAAAACGCTTTTGTAAGGTGTTTTATAGGATATATATTGACTTACAAAATGTTGATACAATGAAGTTTCAAAAGTTCCACATAATTTATCAGCCACATTATTAAAATCTTCTATATTTTCAATTATAGGAAACTTGGGTATCTTGTGAATAGCAAAATTCATATTTCTTGCTATTTTATTTGAAAAATCATCTTCATTTAAATCTGGATAATATAAAGAAAATGATGTGGGACTAGATGCTGAACTAGACACATTAGATATACTAATAGATGGTTGTTTAACATCCTTAACGCACTTTCCTGTTTTTTGGTCTCTTACTTTACCCTTTTCACATTTCTTGACACATCTTCCTGTAACAGGATTAATTTCTTTTCCATCAGGACACTCTTTTTCGTTTTTTGCTTTGATATCTGTAACGCACTTTCCTGTTTTTTGGTCTCTTACTTTACCCTTTTCACATTTCTTGACACATCTTCCTGTAACAGGATTAATTTCTTTTCCATCAGGACACTCTTTTTGCTGGGCAGTTTTTAATTTTAACATTATCCTATTAAAAATAAAGATATATTATAATAACGCACTTATTACACTATGTGCTTTTTTGAAAATTTTAATTCTCTCGACATTATAATTTTTTATTCTCATTAAAACTTCATTATATGTAAACCATTTCAATGCTCTAACTTCTCTAACTTGTTCCATACATGTACTATCAATATGTATTTTAGCATCATTCTTAATTATTTTTGCAATATAGTATACATGTTTATACAATACATTATTTGTGCCAAAAAATATTTCTTGAAAAGGTATAACATTTTTATCAATTGAAATATCATCTTTATATAATTGTGTTTCTTCACAAAATTCTCTTACAGCACAATCTATATCGGCTTCTTTAATTTTCTTTCTTCCTTTTGGAAATCCCCATTCTTGTTCCGTATTATTACTTTTTGCATTTTTGCAATTTAATAATGATTTTAAGTAATTATTACTAATATTATATTCATATTTAACTTTCGAGTCAAGATATTCTTTTGTTTGTTTAAAATTAGTATGAGGTGACTGGCACCAAGTATAATTCCAAATTTGATCAAAATTATTATTCATAATCATTTGTTTTTCATTATCAGTCATATATTCAATTAGCTGTTTTAAATAATTTTGATCATCAGCATTATATTTCCCCCTTACAAATTCCATAAAAGATAAACTATCTTTTCTTTGTATCATTACATATTTTACTTCATTGTTTATAATTTTATAGCATATTATACCAAAACTCATAATTGGATGTGGACAATCTTTGTATAAATGCCCATTTAACCCACAATTTCTACAAGTTTGAGGTCTAAAATAATTATTTTTTTTACTTGTATCATCTTCTTTTTTTTTCATTATACAACATTATAGTAATATATTAATTGATTTCTTAAATATATTTAATAAAAATAATATTAATTAAATTATTATGAATTAACATGAGCAAATACATCACTTCTATCAAGACCAGTTAGATAATCTTCTTGTTTATTATATTGATTTGACATTAAAAAATTTTTGTTTTGATTATTGTTATCTGAATTATTAGCTAATGGTTTCTCATTATTAAATTCTTCATTTGGAGATGCTATATCTTGCTCAATAGTTTGATGCGTTTGAGATAAATATTGAGAATCTTCACCATCTTCATTATAAAGGTCTTCTTTTACTATATTTTTTGTTTCATCTTCATATTGTTTAATTACATTTTTTGCATATTCATCAGCTGTTTTAGTATCTATTTTATTATTTTCTTCATTATTTTCAACTCTTTGATTAGCAATATCAAAGTTTGCCATTGACATAATTAATGATATAACAACCATTAAGCAATATAATATTATGACAACCGCAATTACCCATGCTAATAGCCAGCACCACCATCTATATTTTATATTACCACCGGTAACTATACAAGTTAATTCAAATAAAGACATTAATATAGATGGTATAGCTACAAGCATTATAAATATAACAAATGCTAATCTTTGATCAATTGGTATTTTGCTATTAGAAAATAATATTGCTAAACATAATATAAATATTGTTCCAAATAATGCTACACCAGCATATTTGGATTGTTCAGAACCAAAAAATAAGGCATTTAAACTTATTTGTGGGCTACGATTTTTATACATTATATTCTCTAATTAGATATCAAGAAAAATAAAAAATGATTATTATATAAATATTTATTATCTTTAATATTAAAATGGGAATTCCTTATTATTTTTACAAATTATCACAAAAATATAATAATATTGTTAGCAATAAAAAACCAGAAAACACTGATATATATTGTATAGACTTTAATGGTATTATTCATAATGTTGCACAAGAACTTATATATCAAATGGATATTGTTAATATTGAAGATAAAATTATAGAAGGTGTGTGGAATAAGATATTATATTATATTGACACATATAAAGCAAAAAAATATATAATTTGTGCCGATGGAGTTGCACCAGCAGCTAAAATGATTCAACAAAGAAAAAGACGTTACTTGTCAATTCATAGGAATAAAATAGATGATAAATATGTAACAAATAAACCTCAATGGGATACAAATGCTATTACACCTGGAACTCATTTTATGAATAAATTGAATGTATTTATTGCTAAACAAATAAGATATTCTACACATTCAATTGAATTGATATATAGTGGCAGTGACGAAACAGGTGAAGGAGAACATAAAATATTTAGAAAGCTTAAAGTTGAAAAAGAATATAGTAATATTATTATTAATGGTTTAGATGCTGATTTAATTATATTATCTTTAATTTCACACAAGGATAATATATATCTTATGCGAGAAACAAAAGATAAAGATACTTGTAAAACTATATTTAATTATTTAAATATTGATAACCTAAAAAAAGCTATTTTATGTGAAGTTAAAGAAAATTGGAATTTGGAAATATCATATGATAGCTACGATGATATTGATATTATTGAAACATATTGTACTATGACTTCAATTTTGGGAAATGATTTTATTCCACATTTATTAACTATTGAACTTAAAACCGATGGTATTGATAAATTAGTATCAGCAACAAAAAAATCAATTGAACAAAATGGCTTGCTAGTTAATAAAGGTAAAATAAATTATGATACATTAAAATATATATTTAAATTCTTATCAGTATCCGAAGATAAAGACATGCATTATATTTGCGAAAAATATATAAATAAAAAAATTATTGGGGAAGCTAAATTACCAAGTGATTGTTATGCATTAAAACACAAAGATTGCTTAACATATTATATTTATGATAATCCGAGAAATTGGCATAAAGAATATTACAAACAAATATTTGATAATAATATTACATTAGATTCAACAGTAGTATTTAATGCTTGTGATAACTATATCAAGGGTATTTATTGGGTATATTCATATTATAGAGGATATAATATAGATTGTGAATGGTATTATCCTTATAATTTCCCCCCAATATTAAAAGATTTAACAAATCATTCAATAGCATGTGAAGAACCAATCATTGAAAAAAATAATAATTTTGTATCACCCAATATACAATTACTTATAGTATTGCCAAAAGAAAGTTCACATCTTTTAAAACCTAATTATAAAAAATATATGGAAGATATATATCAAGGTTTATTTCATATGTATCCAGTTAAATATAAAATACAAACATTTCTAAAAACACACTTATGGGAATGTTGTCCGATATTACCATTAATAAATATTAATTATATTAAACGGGTTATTGAGAGTAATTAGATATTATTACCTAATTTAATAATATTATCTTTATTTTTATTATTTGATAAATAATACCATGATTTTAAATTAGGATCCCAGCGACATCCTAATTTTTTTGCTTGATCTTTATTTTTATAAGGGATTTTGATATATTTTTTTTCCGATTCTTCTATAATTGGTGGCAATTCTTTATTTTCTGCACAAGATAATTCTATTAAATTAATAGCTTGCTTGTTTTCATCACTAATATCATCTTCGTAATACCATTTTTTTTCATCTTTATCCCATTTTGCTCCTAATTTTTTAACTTCATCTTTATAACTATATGATACTGATATATAGTTTTTATTTTTTTGTAATTTATTTTCAACATTAGTAACGTTAACTCCTATTGCTAAATTAGCTAATCTATCTGCATGATAATTGCCAATTGAATGTTCGTCTTGTAAATTAGTATGTGCTTTAATATGATGCAATTTAATTTTTTCTTTATTATTTATAAGTTCATGCAATTTTTTCAATAATTTTAAATTAGGCGGTACTTTATCATTTTGCGTTTTCCAATTATTTTTTGCTAATCTTGCTGTGTAATATCCTGCGCATTTCATAACATACTCTGAATCCGTATAAATATTTATTTTAATATCAACATCACTCAATATTTCTAATGCTCTAATAATACCAGTTAATTCACCTGTATTATTAGTTTGTTTTCCTTCTACTCTTCCATATTCATTTTTTTCATCATTTTCCTTAAAATATACACCATAACCAGCATACGCATTTTCTTTACCATTATTTATACAAGAGCCATCGATGTAGACATTAATAAATTCCATAGTTAATATTATAAAAATAAATTAATAAATCAATTTTTACACATTTTTACTTAATTTCATATATAATTATTTAAACATTTTATATTCAGCTTCGTTATCATATTCTAGAATGAATCCTTGCTTTTCATAAAAAGTTAACAATAAATCTGTATTTTCTTTATTTTTATCAACAAAAAGATAAATAGTGCCTTTTAATATATCTGTTGCCATTTTTATTAATTTCGTTGCATAACCGCGATTTCTATAATTATTATCGATACACAATTGATTTAAATAATTATCATGGCTTATGCCCAAAAATCCTACAATAATATTATCACTATAATATAATATCGCCTTTTCATATGTATCAATACGACTAGATATAAAGTTATTTTTTATCAAATTATTGCATTCAATTAATTCATATTCATCTATATCCACTATATTCTTAATTATTATCATATTTATCTTTTATTAATTTTTTTATGTTTATTATAAAACTATCTTTTGTTATATGTTTTGGTTTCCAACCCAATTCGCATATTTTATCACTATTTATATTATATCTATTATCATTAAATGGCCTATCTTTGATATATTCTATTTTTGAATCACTACCACATTCTTTCAAAATTATTTTAGCTAGTTCTAAGATTGATATAGGATTTTCATAACCAATATTATATATTTCTTGATTAACACCACAATTCATTAATATTAAAATAGCATCTATGATATCATCTACATAAACAAAATCGCGTATTTTATTACCATTACCATGAAGGTTGAGATATTTATTATTAAATGCATTATCAATAAAACAGGGAATTACTTTTTCATTATGTTGATTAAGTCCATATACATTATTACATCTAACTATAATTATATTAATATTATATGATTTAATATAAGAATTAATTAATAATTCAGCAGCTGCTTTTGTAGCAGCATAAGGATTAGTAGGATTATAATGGTCAGATTCTAAAAACTTATTATTATTTGATTCACCATATATTTCATCAGTTGAAAAAAATATAATTGGTATTTTATTAATCTTCAATGATTCTAATAATATGTGTGTTGCTGTAATATTATTATCAATAAAATTTTTCAAACAACTATATGAATTATCAACATGAGTTTCTCCTGCTAAATGAACAATATAATTTATATTACAATCACAATATGTTTTTTGAAAATTATGATATATTATATCTTCTTCAATTAAAATTACATTACTTTTATTTAAAATATGTTTAATATTGTCTTTATTACCCGCATAAGTTATTTTATCAATTATAACTAATTTATTAACTTTATCACAAATAAAATTACAAAAATTTGAACCAATAAACCCACAACCTCCCGTAACCAATAAATTAATATTTTTTAAATTCATTTTAATGATATTTAATACATATCACTTTATATAAAAAAATATAACACAAAACAAACAATAAGTTTTAAGAGATATAGTATTTGCGGCAGATATATATTTCCTTATGAAGACAATAACAAGTTCATTTTATAATTCCATTTTTATCTTTATTTTCTAATTTATGGTGCTGTATGAACAATTTGAAGCTCTATCCACTTACTAAGTATATTAGGTTTGTTATTTTTGTGAACTGAGCAACATTTACATGTTGCCTAGCCTTGCAATTTCATCTTCGGAAGTAGTATTAATTGGCAAGATATCACATACTTTATCTATTATTGTTTAGATAATTATAAAAATAATAACAATTAATTTTTTATTATAATATAACATATTTTTATGTTAAAATTATAGAGATATTTTCATTATATTTTGTAATA